CATTAAGAGACTTAATGGTTGTAGCGAGATCGCCAAAGGCATTAGTAAGAGAGTTCTTGATTTCAGCAATTGCATCTGCAACTGACTCATCTGACTTTGCTACAGCAAGTTCGGCTTCAACTGCTGGAGCAACGCTCTCTTCTTCTACTACTGGAGCAGAAGGAACTGCACCACCATCGTCTGACTTTTCAACAACAGTATCTGTTGCTGCTGCTTCAACGACTGCAGGAGTTTCTACTTCTGCTGGCTGTGCCTCTGGAGTAATTTCAACATTTTCAACTACAGCATCTAATACTGCTTCTGTCGCTTCTGTCATTTTATTTACCTCCTTGGTAATCTTAATTGTACTAATGCCTTTAGCACTATCAACTAAGAACTTTATCATGTTTGCTTTTTCGCTATCGCTTTTTTCTACGAAACCAATATTTTCCATGCTCTTACCACTGACTGGGCTTTCTGCTGTTTCTAAGTCAGATACTAGTACGATACCGTTTTCAGAATCATAAAAAACATTTTCAATTATTGCATCTACTGATGCTCCAGAAATAACATTTTGTCCATTAACTTTTTCAACAGAAATAATGCTTGCAAACTGGTTTGCTGGGCTATCTACAAGAGATAGTTCATAAAGATCATAGTCTTTAATAATACGAATTGCCTTGTCCATGTCTGAATTGTATGCATCATCCCAAGACTTAATATTTCCACCAATAGAAAAACCACTATATGTGCCGTCTAGGACTTTCTCCCAGGCATCTTGTGCACCCTTTGATACGTATGCAGATACATAAACTCCGCTATAAAACTTCTTTGAATTAGGGTCAAAATACTTATCTTCTTTAAATGAGACAATCTTTCCTACCGCTGATGGTTGGTGCATTTCTCTTAGATTCCCACGGAAATTTTTGAATGCCTGAAGACTTGCCTCAGTTGTAACAATATCATCTTGCTTATCAATATTGTCAAGAGTTGCAAAGCCAGAGACCATTCGGCGTTCTACATCTACCTTGCCAATAGGCATTGACAGACGGACGCTATTCTTGTCTGTTGTCCAGTGTGCTTTATTGATTAACATATCGTTATCCATTATACCAAATGTTTTAAGAGATTTCTCAACTATTGAGACGCTCTTCCCTCTCCCTGTGGATTGCGTCCATCAAGAGTTGCAGCACCATCTGATTGGCTATTTGTTCTTTCTGCATCCCTTTGGCGATTACCAGCAAGGTCTGCTCTAGCATCTGTTGCCTGTCTTGGAGTCATCACAAATGGAGTATCTCCATCTTTTCTCTGTGGCAAATCAAGTGCTGTGCGAGCCTCATTTGGAGTCATAACCTGAGTCTTAACGTATCTCTCAAGAATTTGAGACTGGGCGATTTCATCAGTAAGAGTTAGTTCATTAAACTTAAGTTCAAGAACATCTGTCTTTTCCTTAATAATCTTGTTGACTACCTTCTCAAGATGATGTTGGGCAGGTCGTGAAACCTGCTCCTTAAATGTTCTATCCTGAGAAAGTGCTGCTGCAAGTCCAGACTCTGATCCACCTAGTTTTGAAATAGGTACTTGGTGAGCAATTAAGATGTCGTCACGATTCTGCTTACGATACTCTTTGAATGATCCATCTTGGATACCGTTTTCAATTGGCTCCATCTTGAACTCAACCTTGTTTTGATCTGTATCTCCAGGAAGTGGAATATATAGAGTTCTGTGAGACTGAGACTTTAACCCAGTCTGAAGGAATCTAAACATCTTATCTTCAGCATCGCCAGATAGTTTTGCACCCTTTAGAGTGATGATGTATCGTGGTACTGCTTTATTTTCAAAATAGTCAATGTTGTATCTTGAAGCAAGTTGATCTCCAATTAGAGATGGCATTGCAGAAACAATGTCTGGAATACCATAGTATGTGTTTAGTGGAGAGTATGACTTAAGATGAATAATCTCATTTGCACGGCCATCTGCTGTTACTGGGTTTGGATTGGTTGCACCAAAATTTCTGAAGTAAACAACGGCCTGACCAATAATTTGAAGGTAGCCATCATTAAGTCTACGAACACGAACAGTGGTTGCTGGGATGTGTCCAATGTAACCAATCTCGCCCTTGATTGTTCTTCCAACTTCAATAAAACCATTACCAGTTGCTTCAACGTCTGTATAAACCTTTTCCATGATCTTTGTAAAACTATCATCGTCATTAAGGTTTTCTAACCAGTCACGTAATTCAATCTTGGCTCTTTCAATTCTATTTCTTGCTCTATCTGTTGCTAAGTCATCTTCTGACATTTCTAGTCTAAGTGCAGTTCTATCTGCAATGTCAAAACGATATCCAAGACCTACAATGTTTTCTACCTTTGCATCAATTGCTGCATGGTTAGCAAAAGAGGTATCGTAAAAGTTTGCAAGTTCATACATGTTATATGGTGGTGTGATTACGTCAAATAGACCGTATCCATTTCTATATACCGTTCCAGGATTAAGAGCCTTTGATCCAGCATCTACTCCAGACGGAACTGCATTTGCAGAATCTAGATATGCCTCATTTGGAGTTATCGCTTTGCTTACTTGTCTTGCTACACGACGACGGAAGTTTTGATCTAGACCAGAGTATTTTTGTAACTCTTCCCAGTTTTTATTAAATGGGTCATTTAAATTAAATTGACTTTCTTCTTGCTCTTGAGTATTTAAACTTGCTCTAACATACTGGAAGTTGTCATCATCATCACTCATTTTCGTATGCATCCCTTCCGTGTGTTTTTAGTGTTTTCTGTGCATCGGCAATAGCGCCTAAGTCATTAACATTTGGAATTAAACCTTGGATCATTCTGTCTTTTTGTTCTGAATATTCTTCTTCGGATACTCTTGTTAGTCCCGCAACAAAATGGGCTGTTCCTTCTCCATCGTCGCCATTGAATATTGCAGCCTTCTTAAGTTCTGCAATCTTTGAGATGTCACCCTTTTGAGCGGGAATGTTTAATACAGAACCAGTTCCGTCAGTAAACCACTTTCCATTTGACTTTTTGTATACGTATAGACCCCAGTCATAATGCTTATCAATGACCTTACGTCGTACATTTTCAACAATTGGTTTGCCAGTTTTTGGGCTAAATAAAGAATCCATAACCACAAGTATACCAGATTACACTGGCGAGCCTACAGATATTGACCATGTGGTGTCATTGTATATTTTCATCTTATCTGCATCAAAAATCATTCCTGATTCATCATCAATGATAATCTTATTAGTACCCATATAGTTATTGTATACGTCCTGTGAGTTTACTCCGTATAAAGGAGAAGAGGATATAGACATTACTCCATCCCAGGTATAGTTATTTAGCCAATATGACCAGCCATAATCAATAGCGCCGTCTTGCCTTACCTGATTCCAAGATCTACTTACCTTTGACTGTAACTGCTGTAGGTTATTGGCCTGATAGTGTGAGATATTGTTGAATATTGCTGGACCCTTTAAATTTACAGATCCTAGGAATAGGTCAAAGTTTAATGCTGTAGTAAAGTTAATTCCTAGGATAGACCACTCTTTAACCGTTAAGACTGGCTCACGAACAGACTTTCCATTTATAAAATATTTAATCTCATCAAAACTTGAGTTATCTTTTTTATTTTTTGCATAAACAACTCCTCTTTTCCCAAACTTATCATTTGCAACAACATAAAAGACTATTGTATTATTTTTATGTTCAACTTCGAATAGGGCTATTGGAGTCAGTGGAAAGGCTCTTTGCTCATACTTAATCCATGACTGAAATGCACTTACTCTGTAGTTTTCTGCAACAGACTGATTTACTGGCATAGAGATACCACGATCTTCATTTAAATCAAAGTCTCCACGAACTTGAATTCCAGATGTTCGGTTTGTGTATAGGTACGGAGTACTTGCCTTATAAATACTAAATGGATTTTTTGCTTTATAGTCATAATATAGACCAGACCTCTTATATGGGAAAAGATTAGATCCAAACTTTGTTCCAATTGGATTAAATGAATTATCATTAAGAGCCTGGGAAGCAATTTCTAATTTCTTTAAAATGACTGGTTTTTTAATTATTCCACGAACAACAAAGTCAACACTGTAAACAACTGCAAGTTCATTAAAGTCTATATCTTTTCTTGGATAGACTAATGTATTATCAATAATCTCAAACTTTGTTTTTTGCCAAGATGGATAGTTGGATACATCAACTACAGAATTTTCTTGTGGAGAGACGGCTTCTGTAAAATAACTTGATGGAGCATTTGCTCCTTCGTCTACATATTGAAAAGTTATATAACTTCTAATTGATGCATTCTCAGTATTATACTCATAATATGTTAAAGAGTTTTCTAGCATATTAGAATAGTTGTACCATCCAGTAAACAATACATTTTGTAATTGTGTGTAGGTTCTTCTTATTGGAGTATCATAGTTATTCATTAAATCTTGATAGGTTAGTTCTTGTCCCCTTGTTGATTCCAATAATGTATCTGGTGATGGGTATCCTAAGTTAAACTGTAAAAAGTCAAGATCATAAAAAGAATTTCCAGAATCACTTTGAACGTATTGTCCAAAATATGATAGTGGCAAATAATCTTCCCAATGTCCAGAAATACCAATATCTAAAAATAGTTGATTATATGAAAATGTTGGTAGTAGTGTATAACTTGCCATGTAATCTAAAAGAGTTATTGCGCTTGGCTTTGTTGTTCCACCGTCATAGACGGAAGACCAAAACGTAGTACTGTATACTCCTCCATCAATTAAATCTGCCTCTTCATTATAAAGTCCTCCATTTATAATGCTAGACAATGTTGGATCATTATCATTAACTAGAAGTCCATAAGAATTAAAAAGACTAGATATTCCATTCAGGTTTGATTTTGTTGAAAATCCAACGGAATAGATATATCCATCAAAGGTGCTATCCCCTTGATCGTCTCCACCAACATAAAGACTTAGTGAATTCTGATTACCAAAAAATGTTGAAAGGTTTCCACCAGTTGAATTAATAAGAGACTCAATGTCAAATCCTGCAGCAAATGGTTCGTCTAGACTAATGCTTTGTGTTCGGTAAATTTCTTGTTCAGTTCCCCCATAATTCAAAGAATAGACAACCTCAAGACCATCAACTTTAACAATAAAGTAGTTTCCAGTGCTTGGGCTATAAACTTTAAACAATATCTTTTCTTCTTGGGCAGTTCCGCTTCCTTGATACCCTACTTCAAAAACTCCATAAAGAGATGCAACCTGGTCATTTAAAACATTAAAGTTTGTGAAGTATAGGTATGCTCCTTGGTTATCCCAAGTTGAATCAGGGTTAAGTGATATAAATCTAGCATCAGTGCCCATGTTTCCGCTAGTAAGATTATCAAACAAAGAGTTTGAATCATCGTATAGGTCCTGTAATGTTTTTGTTCCAGTAAAGATTGTTGGAAGTGTGTAGTCTGGTGTCTTTAAATATTTTTCTGTAGTAGATAGGTTGTCAAAACTTCCTTGTTGCCATTGTGCAAAACTTGGATAATTATAGTTTGCTGTATAGTCTGCAAAGGTATAGTCAATTACAGCAGAAGTTCCTCCATATGCAGAATCAATTGCCTCTGATGATCCAACTCCCTGACCATAAACCCATCGTCTTTTTGCAACTACGTCTGGAACACGATAAGAGTAAATAGCAAAACAATCAATCTCAACAGGGGTGACATCTTCATAAGAATAGAAACCAACCCAGTCTTCGTCAATTCCATCTGCAAGGTTTACAGATGCAGTATCAAATTCTAAAGAAATAACCTGCTCTCCATTTATCATAACGGTTGCATTATTATTAACTACCGTAATGTGTATTAGCATTGGCCTAAACCATTCAGATACAAAATGAGAACTAAAGTTGTTGCCAATTAGTAATGTTAAAAATCCATCTTCTACATATAGTCCATCACTGCTTCCAATTGGTCCAAAAATCTTTTTAGATGTAATAGATTCTGAATTTATTCTTGCCCAAAATTCAACAGTATAGTTATTGTATCTTCCTACTTCATGTAAAAATCCTTTTCCAGGGAAAATGACTGATGGTCTTCCACCGTTTGGTTCAAGTTTTGTAATTCCAGATGCACCAAAGACTAATGGAATTCCTGTATTCTTTGCAACAAGGGAATTGTTATTTACAAGATAGTATCCAGTATCTGATGATATTCCGTAGGCTGCTGCAGGAACAACTTTATTGTCAGTTGTTATATTAATGTTTGCTGGGAAAGTTTGTGAAGTAATTCCCAAAGAAGCAACATTAAACTCTTCAGACCACTGACCAAGGGTTATTCCATTAAAATAAAACTCATAATCTGCTGAAGTAGATCCTCCATCAGTTGTAACAATTTTTATAACTAGTCTTAATGTTGTGGTCTCATCTGGTATCTCAAAGGTCTCTGAGATAAAACCCCACTTTTGAAACAAAGATGTTTCAAAGGTTTTTAGATTTTGAACTATTTGAGAAGTGGTTGTGTCTGTATATTCATATCCAATAGAGACTGATTCAACATATGGGCTATTTGAATAAAAATGTGTTCCAATACAAAACGTCTTAAGGTTTAAATTTAGATCTTTAAAATTTACAATATCTGGACTTATTAATATTGCTTCATTTGTCTGAGCAATTGGGACGGTACAACTAACCTTTGTATTATAACTAGTTGGAAATGGTTCACCAGTTAATGCAGTACCTGCAGAAAGCGTACATCCAGTTTTATCCCAGAGTGTGAGAATATTTCTTTGGGCCTCTGAAATAAGGCTAACATAGTCAAGTTTATCGTCTAGTGCCCAAAGAACTAGTGGGTGTTCACTAAAAATCTTTTCTGCATATAAGTTTGATGGGCTGGACATTGTTCTCCTATACCCTTATTATAGCAGGATAGAGCCTAGTATAATTTAATCTCACAAGCATCAGTTGAGCAGTATTTTTCAGACTCAGCGTCTAAATTATCTTTACCGTCATAAATTGCAGACCAATCAATCTTTCCAATTGTTCCAACATAGGCATTATATTCTTCTCTTGAAATCTCGCTATATGGTTGCTGTGGATAAGTTTTATTACCCATCGGAAGGAATGAAACAGCCTTTAATTGACCCTCATACATATTTAATGCTGGGGCCACAAACTGCTTTTCTGTTTCCTTGTCAAATGATAGAGTTACAGAAACACCATTATCTGACCAGTACTTTTGAGCAGTTGCTGCCAAACCAATCTTTTCAAATAAACTTACCTGCTTCTCAGCACGTTTATGTCCAGATGCTACTGGGAAATACACTACGGATGTATTTGCTGATACAAGGTCGTCTTCAATTTTATATCCCGCTGCTTTAAATAAATGCATCATTGGATCGGTATTACCAAAACGAATAGCACGAAGATAAAATTCTCCACCAGGTCCCCAGTGAACTCCTGGAGTTGCACCTGATAAAAGAGAAACAGATCCTGAAGGTTTGACGGTAGTTACACGAACTGATTCACGAACACATAGCCACTCAGAATACTTGTGGTCATAATGACGAATCTTTTGATACCCTTCATCCATCCACTCACGCAATGCTGGAAGTCCAGAATTATCTGCAAAAGAAGCAATGCCAGTAAGTGACGTTCCAATACGACGATTACGTTGCATAATTCCATTTGTCTGTTGCCAATGTGTTGGCATTAAGGTTACAGTTTTTCCATAAAGATATGCAAACTTCAATGTCTTGAGGAAGTCCTCCTTAGAATCGTGACGGTTTAAGTGCACCTCTACAAGTGTACAAAGTTCGTATGATTCTAATGGCTGCTCCGCACAAGGATTGAATCCCATAATACGGGAATCCTTATAATCTGGTGCATCTTTTAATCTACCATATTCTCTAGCAACATCTAACCAGATAAAACCTGGTTCTCCATTATCTGCAATTAAATCTACATAGTCTTCATATTTTGTTCCAACAGTTGCTGAAATAGAATTATTTGACATCCAAGCCCAGCCTGGTTTTTTTGGATCGTATGAGTTACGATCTGGAAATACTTCTGGATTCTTAAGATTAATAAAACCCTCATCTTCTGGTGTTCCAAGTGCAAGAGTTGCAGAACGACGAACATTTCCAGAAACAACACATGTTCCAATAAGGTTAACAATATCAACAATGGCACGGCTATCTAATAGTTCTCCAGCCCTAGAGCCAATTACATTTCGGATACGTGTATGTAGGTCAATAAGTGGTGCTGGACCGCTTGCTACCCCTCCAAAGCCCTTAATTGGTGCTCCTAGAGGACGGATAAGGTCATAATTAAACTGTTGAATAGATTGGTTTTGACGAAGAAAAGAATTGACCAAAAGACGAACTGATTCAACCCAGCCTTCACGAGTGTCTGGAATCTCATAAATAGATGCTGGCTCAGTAGGAACATAGATAGACATTTGTTTGTCTTGTCCAAGGGTATCAAACCCAACTCCAATACCCAGCATTAATGCATCCATTACCCAAGCAAATAAAGCACCAGGATCATTACGGTCAATGTCTCTAGTTGAAACCATTGCACAGTTTTGAAGTGAGGCAGAGTTACGCTTTTCCATAGTCATGGGAGTTCCGAATGCCCAAAGCCCACGACCTGGTGGTGTCCACTTTAATTCAAACATTCTTTGGAATGCTTCTTGTGCAGACTTCTGAGCCTTGTTATCATTCCATGGTAGACGATTATCTTTAGCATGATTCTTTTGAACTGAATACATACCCTCAATTACACGGCGACAAACTTCATGCCAACGTTCTTTAGTTCCATCTTCTTTCATGCGAGAATATGTACGAATAAATGTAATCTCTCCTAATGAGTTAGATCCAGCATCTGAGAATCCAAATGGTGCTGGGACATTATTATATTTATTTACAAAATCTTCTGATAGACGAAACGAAAAAACTTCTGACATGTATTTACCTTTCTTAGCAAACTATATGAGTACTTTGAGTTTTCCAAAGTGGTCTTAAGTATATCATGAATATTTAATATATTTATACATAAAATAAAAGACTATACCTTAGCATTAGGGATAGTGCTACTTAATTTTTAAAGTTCTTACTGTAAAACTTAACATCTATCTATAGTCTTTTTTTTGCCACCAAAACTTTTTATAAGCATCAAAAAAAATTATTTTAAGTTTTTTGAAATCTGACTCAAATTTTTTACGCTCTTTTGTTCTTCCCGAAAATGACTTCCAACTCTCTCGCTTAAATGGTATAACCTGTAAAAGTGGAGTTCCTGCTGGAATCATTCCCTCAAAGTTGGGATCTCGTAATTTAAAAAACATATTAAATGGAATTGAAAAACTATCCGTATCTACAATTCCACTTGCACACTCAATTGGTCCTGGCTCACGGTGTTGAGGCTCTATAATTAAAACTGACCAGCCCTTTGGAGTTTTTATAGACCAAGGAATATTGATTCTTGCTGAATAATTAATATTTCTTGAATATGGATGATCTTGAAATTGTTCCATAGTTTGTAATATAATAGCGTCTTCACCAGCCCATTGAAAGTATGGTCCTTCTGATGTTTGTCCAATGTAGATATCATAAGGTGTTTCTATAATGTAACCAGCAGTCATCATATCCCAAACAGGCATACATCTTTTTACAGTTGCTGCTGGTGTCCCGTCCATATTTGGTTTCTTTTTTCCATCTAGGGTAGTGTAAGAGTTTGCTTTTTTATACCATTCTGGGATATACTCAGTTGCTGGTTTTGGTTTTTCTAATACACCATTAGGATTTTGAATATCTGTAAATATGATTTTCATTATTTTTTACCCCTATCTTAGATTAATAATAGCATAACAATAGCAATTTGTCAAATAAACCTTAAAAACAAAAACACGCTCAAAAAAGAGCGTGTTAATGCTTATGCTAGGATTAATCTTTTAGTTAATTAGAGTGCACCCATTAGTAGTAATGTTAGTTCATCTGTTACGCTTCCTGGACCATTAAGTACAATATCAGTTAGACCTGAGATTGTAGTTACTGTTGCGCCAGAGGCAATTGATGTTGAACCAAGTGTTGGTGCAGAGTATCCTGATACTGTTGCCCAAGAAGTTGAAGTTCCATCTGTTGTTAAGAACTTTCCTGAGTTACCAGACTGTGCAGCAACTAGATCAGTTCCATTGTATTTTAGTGTCTTACCTGAAGCAAGATTAATGTGTTCTGATGAAGTCCAAGCATCTGTAGCGTCTACCCAGTTAAATGTCTTATCTGTTGCGCCCTTAAGTGTAATACCGCCACCATCAGCAGTTACATCAGAAGGAGTTGCTACATCTCCAAGAGTAATATTCTTATCATCTACTACAAGAGTGGTTGAATTAATTGTTGTAGTTGTTCCATTTACCGTCAAATCTCCAGAAAGTGTTAAAGATGTTCCTGTTGCTACGCCAATCTCTGGTGTTACCAATGTTGGTGATGTTGCAAATACTAAAGCACCAGAACCTGTTTCACCAGTAACTGCTGCTGCTAAGTTTGAAGAAGAAGGTGTTGCTAAGAAAGTTGCAACTCCTGTTCCAAGTCCATCTACGCCAGTTGATATTGGTAGTCCTGTCGCATTTGTAAGAACACCAGAAGCAGGTGTACCAAGTGCGGGGGTAGTCAATGTTGGTGAAGTTAAAGTCTTATTTGTTAAAGTTTCTGTTCCTGCAAGTGTAGCAAGGTCTGCATCAGTAACCGCTGTATTAAATTGTGCGATTGTTCCTGAAACTGTGTTTGAGCCAAGAGCGACTGTCTTGTTTGTAAGTGTTTCTGTTCCTGCAAGAGAGGCTACATCTGCATCAGTTACTGCAGTGTTTAGTTGAGCAAGTGTTGATGTAACTGTGTTTGAACCAAGAGAGATTGACTTGTTTGTAAGAGTATCTGTTGAGTCTCTTAGAACAACTGTTCCTGTTGCATCGGGCAAAGTAATAGTCTTATCAGAAGTTGGATCTGTGACTGTTAAAGTGGTTTCAAAATCATTTGCTGTAGCACCTTCAAAAACAATTCCTGTTGTAGCGTTAATTGTTGTGCTGTTAATAGTAGTAGTTGTACCACTTACTGTTAAGTCTCCTGAAACTGTAACGTTTCCGCTACCGTCGGCTAAGACCACTGTTCCAGTTGCATTAGGGAATGTAATAGTACGAGCAGCAGTTGGGTCTGCAACTGTTAAAGTTGTTTCAAATCCATTATCTGTTGCGCCTTCTACAATAATAGATGCTCCAGGAACTATAACATTCTTGCTTGCATCAAGTGCTGCAACTCCGCTGGCTGCACTCTTTTGTGTTAGTGGAACATAGTCATCAATACTTCCACCAATAGCATCTGCATCTAGGAAGTAGTTAAGGTCTTCCCAATGGTTTGTGCCATCACCGATCTTAAACTTGCCTGTATTGGTTTCATATCCAATTTCGCCAGCATTTAAAACTGGATCTGCAGTAGTCCACTGCGTTGCAGTTCCTCTGCGCTGTTGCATTCTTGTTGCCATTTATAGTCTCCTTAGTTAAATATCTTAGATAATTATTTTACATTATTTTTAATAATTAACTACATGTTCCAATTATATCAGATAATTTAGTTAAAATTATCTATAGCCGTTCCACCATCATATGTTGCTTCAAATGATGCTGTATTGTATAACCCCGCACTAACAAGAACTCCAGGTTCGTTATATGCTCCACCACTGACAAAAGTACTTACAACAAGTCCAGATCCACCAATTGCTGTATCGTGAATGTGATCCTGAAGAGTTTCAGAATCTTCAAGATTTGCAATAGCAATCCATTCACCATTATAGTATATGTGAGCACGTTCTGTTAATGTATCAAACCATAAATTTCCATTTGCTGGAGAGGCTGGCTTTGTTGTTCCAATAGTTGGTGTACCAACTGCTGTATCTACATAAAGTTTTGTTGCTGCGTGTGTATTTTGGGTTGGGGTGCCAACTGTGACAGTTGATCCAAAAGTACCGCCTTCGGCTACATTGAGCCCGTGCTTTACTTTAAAGTCTTTATTTACTGTTACTGATGCTGTCATAGTTGACTCCCGTCCCTAAATTATGCTTCGATGTAGATCTTGTGAACCTTAACAGCAGTATCTGCTGCTGCTCCAGTTACCTGAAGAAGAACATTTCCTGCAGAATAAACTGCATTTGTTGTTCCTAGTTCAGCGTTGCTAATTACGTCAGCGTACTCTGTTACGTAAACATCGTTAGTTCCGTTAACTGCAACAAGCATTTCAATTACTTCAATATCATTACCCTTT